AAGGGCGTAGGGTGGGAAACCGCCGCGAGAGTTCAAATCTCTCTTACTCCGCCAATGTAAAAACCGCGATACAACCTGCAAAGGTTGCTGTATCGCGGTTTTTCATTTGTCTGATAGTGTTAGATACTGTCAAATACTGTTATATAATGCTTCGTAAATGGTTCGTAAATGGCCAAAAGTTCGTAAAAAGTTCGTAGTAATTTGCCCCAAAAATCACCGTAAAAAAGCGGCAGGCTGCCCACATTGAGCAGCCTGCCGCTTACTTATTTCCCATTGTTTTTCCCCTCGCTCTGGGTGCCGAAGTAGAACGCGATAACCATTGTCACGATTGTCATCACGGTATCAGGCTGCAAGCCCCCGCGCAGGGCCAGCACAGCAAAGACGGTCACAACGATTAGTGTCACGATGGTTTTCACCTTGATGAGCGCGGCCACGTTCTTCCAAAAATCCTGCATTAGATTCTCCCTCCATTTTCTTCATGCCGTTCCAAATCCTCAATGCGGTGGTTGGCAACGGACATTTTCTCCTCCAACACCGGAATCTTCTGGGCAAAATTGTTGTGCATCCGCACCTCGCGCGTCAGCTCCTCGATCTTGGTGTCCGTTACTGCCTGCGCAACCTCCAGCTGGTGGGTGACCTTGTCGCTCAGGCTTTTGTTGTTGAAGTAGTTCGTGATCATCACACCCACCAGGCCCAGCCCTGCCGTGATGAGCGCGATTATAATCTGCTCCATTGGCACCACCTCAGACCCATTCGCTTTTATACAGCCCGGCATCCGTCAGGCCGCGGCTCTGGCACACGGCAAAGACGGCGTCTGCATCGCCCTGCGAGACCGGCCCTACCGTGATGACCTGCAGCTTGCCGGTGCCGTTCTGGGCCGTCTGAGCGCCGCTGGCGGCCTGCTCGGGCTGCTGTACAGCGTGCTCGCCGGGGCGGTATGTAAACACCTGCCCGCTCGCCGTGGTGAAGTTGTTGTCCAGCCACACCAGCGGGTTGGTGCGCTTGCCGCCCAGGATAACCTCAAAGTGCAAATGCGCCCCAAACACATTGCCGGTCACGCCGCTGTAGCCGATGATCTCACCCTCTTTGACCCTCTGGCCGTACTTGACGCAATAGCTGGACAGGTGAGCGTACCGTGTCTGCAAGGTCTTGCTTTTGTAGTCGGCGTGTCTGATACGCACCATGTTGCCATAGCTCTGCATACCCGTCCGCGTGTGTCCGTCCCAGTCCTGGGTCTGATCCACGGTGCCGTCCTCGGCGGCATAGACCGGGCGGATATAAATGTTGTCAATCTGGGTGCGCAGGTCAACGGCCTGGTGCAAACTGCCGTCATTGTAATACCACCCTTGCGTCAGCACGTGAATGTCCAGCGGCCAATGCAGCAGGACCTCTCCATTAGATAGTCTCATTGTATTACCTCATCTGTGTCCATCACCAGCGCCTCATACTCATCTAGCAGGTCTCCCGCGCCCGGTATGGTATCGCGGTAGTCCCACAGCACAAGCATCACCCGCGCCAGCAGATCTGCTTCCTCGCTCATTCCTCAACCGGCGGCGTGGGCCACTTCACCGCGTAGGGGAAGCCGGCCTGCTCGGGCACATCCCGCAGGGCCTGCCGGTAGGCCTTCCAGTCGGCCTTCACCGTCTTGGCATCGCCCAGCACGGTCCAGTCCGTGGCGGCGATCAGCTTGTCCCGCTCTGCACGCACAGCAGCTGCAGCGGCAGCGTAGTCGTGCTGCCTGACCAGCGCGGCCCACGCATCCGGGTTGGTGCTGATTCCGCCGGCGGGCAGCGCTGTGACCATCTCATAGGTCGTATACTGCCAGCCGTGCTGGGGCGTGTCCATATTGGACACAGCCTCGCGGGTGACTTCCTGCTCATCCTCATACAGCCGGATGAGCGTTGTTCCACCAGGCAGCGGCTCGCACTCAAAGCGATCGCGCCGCTCTGCGCACTCAGTTTTTACCATGTGTAATCACTCTCCTTATATTTTTGTATCTTGTCAATATCGGTCAGTTTTGTGGGGGCCTCGCTTAACCGGGGATAGAAAGGTCCGCCGAACGGTTCCACCCGGTCCAGCCCGGGATGTGGCCGAGGTTGACGGACCACGGACCGGCGCGGCCACCGTTGTCGCAGGCGCCGCCGCGCAGCACGATGCGGGTGCCGCTATTGTTGATGTAGAAATGGTCGGCCAGATAGGTGGACGAACTGCCGCCGACCTCTTTGGTGATTTGCAACTGGGGAACGCGCTCATCCGCCTGGAGGTTCTTTGCCCAGCCCTCACCGGGCAGGGTCAGCGTGTCCAGCTTGATGTAGTCGTTAGCGCTGCTCCACTGGTACTTAGTCGGATCGTCGCAGTAGTAGGGGACGCCGTCGATCAGCTTCCAGTCGCACTCAAAGCACAACTGGTTGCCATAGAGCGGGTTCTCAACACCGTAGAACACATAGCTGTGTTTGCCGTCACTGTTGGAGACGGGGCTGCCGCAGGTAGAGATGACGCTGTTAGCCGTGCCGGTGCTCTGCATGATGCGCCAAATTTTGTGGTCGGTGGTCGTGGTTACAGCCTCGCCGGTGAAGCTGGCCTTCACATTGGCAGTGTCGCCCTCAATGGCCTCAATGGCCGTCACGATGCGCAGATTTGCCACGCTCTCGTTCTCGTCGCCGGTGCCGATCGAGATGACCATGCCGGGCTCCAGCGTGTTTTTCGCAACTGTGACAGCGCTCTCGTTTGTGCGGGCCCCAGCAACAGCAATGTTGGTCGCATACAGGCTCACGCAGCCGTTGATTTTGCTCTGCACATGCCGCGTACCATACACAACGATCATCAGGTAGGCCAGCACCTCAAAGTCGGCACTGGTGTTGATGCAGTAGGTCTCACCCCACAGCCGGGCCGCAGCCAAGAACTGCGAGATCGTCTTGCTGCCGGGGGAGACAACGCCCGCAATGCTGTGCAGCTTGCCGTCGCTGCCGATGGAGCCAGGGAACGCGGGCAAGTAGCACCGCTGTTTGAGAGAGCCGTCACTGTTGCGGAATTTTCGCGGTGCGCGGAAGCCCGGCATCGGCACAGCCGACACGCGCGGATCAACGTCCAGCATGCCGGAGACATAGAACAGCGGCACCTCAACCAGCACCTCGCCGTTTGTGCCATCCTCAATGTACCCGGGCTGACCCTTGTAGGCGTTGACCGTGACCGTGCCGTCCGCGTTCAGCGTGCAGCAGCAGCGACGCATCCCTGCCCACGGATACACCCCGTCAAAGTCATTCTGCCCGGCGCTGGTATCGGTGCCGGGGGTAAACACAAACTCCGCAGCCGCCCCCGTCCGCGCCCCCGCGCTGGTACTGCCGGAGAAGTCTACACCGTAGAAAGCAGCACCGACAGCCGAGGCCGCAGCCTTGGCAGATGCCGCAGCAGCATTCGCGCTCTTGTCTGCCTGCGTAGCACTGGCCTGTGCGGCAGCCTTGGCCGCGTTTGCCTCGGCCAGATTCGTGCCGGCGTTCGCCAGCAGCGTGCCGAACTCCTCACGCGTGCCGGTGTAGCCATGCGCTTTTGCGTCCGCGTAGGCGGTCACTGCGCCAAGGTCGGTTATAAATACAGTATCAGCCATTGATATGCACCTCCAAATTCGTATCATTGACGATGGCAAAATCAATCTTGTCTTTCAGATTGGTTGTGCGCGTATACACAAGATGCCCCGTGTCAGGGTCAACGCCCATCTGCATGTAGCCGTTGTTCAGCGCAGCCTGCTGCGCAAGCTCCACGCTTGCATCAACTTGCTGCTGCTTTTCGGTCACATCCGCTTGGCGCTCCTTTACATCGGTCTGGATCGTCTCCATCTGTGCCAGCTTGTCCGCCACGCCCTCCTCGATGACCTTGGTTGCCGCATCGCCCGCAGTCTTAGCCGCAGCAGCTGCATCATCCGCCGACTTTTTAGCCGCCGCCGCACTGGCGGCAGATGCCTCCTGTGCGCCCACGATGCTGGCCGCGCTGTCGGCCGCGGCAGTGGCAGAACCGGCAGCCTTTTTGGCCTCGCTCTCCGCGTTGCCCCGTTCAGTCAGTGCAGCCTTGGCCGCGTCAGCTGCAGCCATCGCAGACGCGGCCGCATCTTCAGCCTTGTCGGTCGCGTTGTCGCTGGATCCAGCAGCATCCTCTGCGCTCTTTTTAGCAGCAGCCGCGCTGGCAGCTGCACCGCCCGCCTCCTCGCCGGCCTTGATGGCGGCATCCTCAGCGGCCCGGTGCGCGTTTTCCGCGGCATCCTTGGCGGCCTGCGCCACCCGCACCGCGTTGTTGGAGTTCTCCAAGATTTGCTGCACCACATCCGGCGTAGGTGTGCCGGGGTTGTCTCCGTCAATGCCGGAGTGATCCCGGATGGAGTAGGGGAGATCTACAGTTATGCGCTGCAGCCCATCCGCGAGGCCCAGAAATACGATCTTGCCGCGGCCTGCGTTGTCGGCCGTTGCCTCAGGCGGCACTTCCAAGATACCGTCCGCTCCGACTGTCTTTTTTGTCGCCGACCCGCCGGGTGCATGGAACACGGCCAAAGCCTCCAGGCCGCTCCACCCCTCTCCGAAGATGACGCGGACCTTTTCCGTGCCGTAGCTGTCCTTGGTTCCCAGCTCAATGCAAGGCGTGATCGAAAAGCTTCCCTCTACGACCACGTCATAGTTCATCAGTACAATGGTTTTTATGATGGCCACCTCCTCTTAGCTGCCGTTCCCGCCAATGGGATACTCCACAATGATTGTGCCGGACTCTCTCGCAATGTGGACGCGTTGACCGGCAGAGAATGTCACTGCGGCATTGTAGGGATAATGTTTTTCCGCCGGAGTCGTATCACCGGGCAAGATCAGCGCGATCCCATCGCTGTATACGGCGCTCACTGTGGCGATGTTCCCGCTTTTAGTTGTCGTCTCAAGCGCTTTGCGCTGTTGGTAATTCTCAATCAATGCTGTAAAACACCTTCTTTGCCGTATGCGTCATCTGACCGCCCGGGACGCAGTCGAGCGTCCACTCCTGTTCTTCCAGCAGACCGATCCCATCGCGCATCATTAAAATGCTGTCGTTCAGCCGATGCGGCTGTTCTGCATCGCCGCAGGAAGTAAACGAATAGTTTGCAGCGCCCATCATACTCAGCAGCATCCTGTTTTTCGCGTGCGTTTCCAGTGCTTCCTGCGAGGCGATCCCCTCCACAGTCTCGACACTTACGATCCTGCGCCCGCGGCGCATTATGCTCAGCGGACTGGTAGGGTTGACATTTTCCGCCACCGCCCGAAGCTCCTTTCCCAGATCGGCGCTGCTAACGATATCTACAAATACATTGGCAGCGTCAAATGTGTCCGCTTCAATGCTCATCGGTATGCGCAGCAATGTCGATTCGTCCGGCCCGTACCGGTGCGTGCGATTATTGATAGAGGCGGGCTCCCATGGTTCGGCCACAGCCACACCGTTTCCATCAAAGTAGATGTCTCGGTAGTTGATCTCTGCCAGCAGCGCCGCAACAACGGCGTACCGCGTTGTGCCGATTTCCCATTCATGGTCCGTCATCAGAACCTCGTCCGTGTCGATAATGCTTACCACATTGATGCCCGCAGCCAATAGCTGCTCTCTTATCGCCGTAGTGTAACGCGTACCGGCGTGGATCATAAGCGTGCGCTCCAACACGCTCAGGTTGCGCAGCGCATACCCCTGATCGTATCCAGTCAGCTCCTGCGTCTTGTGCCCGTACTCGTCAACACTCTCGGGACATGTCGTAATGTTAAACAGCCCCAACGGCGTTCGGTTTGTGTTGTCTACACGGACCACGCTCAGCATATCTGTCAGCCAGTTTATATCCGCGTCCAGCTCCGCGGTCAGAGTTACCGTACTCTTCACCTCAGCGCTTCCTGTAAAGCGGATCTGCGGGGTACAGTCCGCGGGCACCTGCAGCACCCGGTAAGGTGCGCCGCTGCGCATGGCAATGAACTCATATCGGATCATACTTCACGGCCTCCTGCTGCGTCTCGGTAATGCTAAGGCTCAAAGGCGTGCAGCCGTGGTCACGGTTCTCCTGCAGATCTTTAAAGACGCCGATTGCCAAATGCCCTGCATGGTCCTTGTATACGACCACCTTGCCGGCGAGTTTTCGAAGTTTCTCAAGTCCATCCGTTGTTTTGAGTGCATACGCGATGGTGTGCGTAACCACCTGATTGCCGGCATCGTGCCAAACGGGGAGCTTTTTGCCCCAGTATTGCTGGTATGTGCCGCCCAGACTTGTGCTTTTTGTGTAATTCTGGTAGCTGGTCGCATACTTCAAAGCCAACCACTCATTGCCGTTCAACAGGCCGATGGCGGCATAGGGCACACTAGGCGCAGCCCTGACAGGTGCGCTGTCCGTGTAGTAGCCATCCTCGCCAAATACGCGCACAATATACTTGTGTTCCTGCGCACTGGTTCGGTCCATGTACTGCCCATCTTCACCTTTGGCTATCAGCACTCCATCGCGCAGGATGTAACCTGTGCCGCCATCCCAGCGCAGCTGCACTTCGCCCCAATGGCTTTCAGCCTGGCAGTTTACGGCACTGCCGGGCTGGTTCTTGACTTTGACCTCGCATTCTGCCCACGGGGATACATCTCCATACGAGTTATAAATCCTCACAGAAAGTATGTGCGTCCCGTCTGCCAGCACTTCGTCAGACTGCCATTCCTTCCCGGTGCCGTATCGTACACCCAGACTGATGCCGTCCACCGCAACTTCATAACCGTCCTGCTCTTTGGCCTGCCACCGCATTTTTGCCAGCGGCTTGTTGTCATAGTAGGAGATGACCGGGGCCTTAGGCGCTCGCCGTATTGCAAAGATTGCCGCGCCGGAATAGCTGCCGAACGCTCCGTCCGCATTCTTCGTGCGCACGCGCCAGTAGATAACGCCGCTGCTAAACGTGCCTGCGGCCGCTTGGTAGCTATTATCCGCATTATTCGCACTGGCCAGCACTGTGTAAGATGCACCGCTATCCGCCGAATAGCTCAACTCCCAGCCCGTCTGCGCCGTGCCGGTGACATTGGCATGCTGCCACACAAATGTGATGCCCTGCACGGCGTCATCCATGTACTCGCCCGCGGGGCTCACCGCCACAGGCGTGCTGAGCGTGTCCAGCGTGGACACATTGATCGTGTCGCTGGTTACCTTTGTACCCGTATTCGCAATCGCCACAACATACCAGTCCAGTGTTGTAGCGCCTTCGGCAAAGGTGTTCGCGGGCACATCTGCATACTGCTGCGAACCGGCCACAGCAACCTCATGCCAGTCGCTCTCATTGTTCGCCTTAAAGTGCAGTGTCGCACTCTGCTGCGTCACATCTCCGGGCCTGTCATCGCTGTCAACGCTGAACACCCAGCTAAAGCGGTTTGTAACTGCCCTGGGCGCGGACGCACCCGCCGCAGGCGTCGTTCCCTTTACGGAGACGGGCACCTCGACATTGGTGCATTGCACCCAGCTGGAAGTGTGTGTGGTTCCCACGGTGCTCTTTGCAACAACGCGCCACTGGTAGCTTCCTATGGGCAATGTGCCGCAATTAACACTCACATGGGTTGTGCCATCGCTGACGCTTGCAAAATCTGCCGGGTCAGCCATGTTGTCAGTCCGGTACTGCAAAACAGCGGATCCCTGCTGCAATGCACCGCTGATCGCGCCGCTGGCAATGCTGCCGGTGAACGCCCAGCTGAATACTGCGTCAAAGCCATAGTATGTCTTGCTGGTGGGGCGCAGGTCATCGACCTTGGCGGTCGGGTCTGCCAGCGACAGGGAATAGGTGGCGCTTTCCGCCACCGTTCCGGATCCGTATGCCCCCACCTGCACGCGCCATCGAATACCGCTGCCGCTTGACCATGCGGTAGTATCCAGGTCGAAGGATGTCGCACCATTGCTAAGTGTATAGGTCTGGCTGTTTCCGCCGTCCTGATCTGTGATGATGATCTTGCAGGTCGAGTTCCTGCGCTCAAAATCATCCTCGGCGTCTGTAGTCCACTGCAGTCGATACTTTGTGTACCGTGCGACGGTGCCGCTGGTGAAAGTCGTACCAGTCGGCGTGACCCTTCCCTGATAGCTTACACATTCGATTTGTGCATCATTGCGGTCGCTGCCTACATAGCAGGCTCCGCGGAAGGCACTTACAAATACGCCATAGGCGAGGATTTTTTTCTTGTAGGCCTGCGATAGGTTGCTAAAGTCCGCCCAAAAATCACCGTTATTGTAGCCGGTTACGGTAACTTTTTCCGAACTGTAATAGGTGTTACCGTTGCTGTCAGCCAGCGGAAACTCATCAAATTGGATGTAGCTGTTCGAGCCCTGATACCGGATTGGTACTCGTACTCGGAGCGATGCTATATACCGCGCCGTGTTTCCCCATCCTGTGCTGAACAACCATGAGCATGTAGAGACATAGGTGCCGGTTCTGTTTGTCTTATAGTTCCTTGTATTCCAATAATTTGTCTTCACATAACCGCCCCCTGTCTCATGCTCATAGCTTCATTTTTGGCGATACTTACAATATCGTTGAACTCTTTCACATTCTTGGCATCAATGGTAATGCTCCCGATATTGATAGCATAGCCGCCCAGCATGCCGCGTGTCTGGCTGCTGTTGTAGATGCGTTCTCCGCCGCGCAAAGCAACCAGCTCCGGCCCGTTCTCACCCACAACAGCCAGTCCACCGCGCGCGCTGCGCGTGCCGGTGGCATACTGCGGCACCTTGCTGTTGGCTGCGCGCATCGCCCCCGTTGTAGCCGAAGATATACCGCTCATGGCGCTGTTGATTTCGTTTCCTTTGCCGATCAGGACAGCGACCACAGCCACCAGCGCAGTAATACCGGCAACGATCAGCATGATTTTTATATACAGCGGATCCATATAGCTCATAACGCTGCCGATCATGCTTTTCACGGTTCCAGCCGGCCCCTGCAATTCTTTAATGGCCTTCACCACAAGCAGCACTACTGTGGCGATGCTGGTAATAGAGATAACTGCCGTCAGCACCGGCGTTGGGATAGCGTTCAGAGCCTCGGCAAACGCAGTAATAACAGGGAGCAGCGCCTCCGCGAAGCTGCGTTTTACAGCATCTCCTTGCTTGTCCAGCTTCTGCATCGCATCATCCAGCTCACCAAAGCTCTGCAGCGTTTCATTATCGACAACGTAGCCAACCTCGTGTGCCTGCTCCGCAAGCTCTTTCAGTCTGCCGCTGCCGGCCTCGATCAGCGGGTTCAGGTCCGTTGCCGACCTTCCAAAGATATCCATCGCCAGCGCATCGCGCTCGGTCTCGTTTTTCATCTTGCCCAAGGCATCAATGGTTTTCAAAAACACCTCATAATTATCCTTGAGCTTCCCGCTGCTGTCCGACACTTTTACATGCAGTTTTTTAAATGCCTCTGCTGCGGAGCCTGTCCCAGTAGCCGCCGTCTGCATATTGTTGGTCAGCTTCACCAGACTGCCGCGCAGCGTATCCGTGCTGACATCCACAAGCTCACTAGCGTACTCAAACTCCTGCAGCTGGTCTGTGGTCAGGCTCGTCTGCGTAGACAGCGTCAGCAGATCATCTGCTGTCTTGCTCATGTCCATCGTGGAGCTTGCCAGCGCTCCCGCCAGGCCACCGACCACGGTCACCGCAGCTGCACCGCTGGCCGAGAAGCCGTCCAGCTTGTCAACCGCGGTCTGCAAGCCGGGCGGCAGACTGATTCCCAGCGCATTGGCCAGGCCGTTGACCACATCCGCCAGGCTGGCGGTGGTCTTGTTGGTTCGCTCCTGCTGGTCGCTCAGTTCCTTCAGGAGGCTTTCCTGCTTGGCAACCTCTGTCTGGGCGCTGATCAGGCTTGCTCGCCACTGCATGGTCGTTTTACTGGCCTCACCCTCACGCCGAGCGCTGTTTTCGTAGGCCTGCTGCAGCACCTGCACTTTATCCCGGTAGCTCTGCAAGGTCTGCTGTGCGGCCTCGTACCGCTGCTTTAAGGCGGCCTGCCGGTCGTCCATTTCACGGGTCTGTTCGGTCACAAGCTGCATCTGCTGCTTATTTACCTTCAAACCCGCGTTTACTTCGCTCAGTGCCGCCTTGAATTGCTGGTCATTTTCCACGACCAGGCTGACACCTGCTTTAGGCATCGCCATCTGCAAGCCCCCTTTCCTGTGGCAGTTCAATACCATTCATGGCGCAGTATTCTGTAAACTGTGCAAGCAGTTCATCCAGGCTCAAAAACCGCGTTTCCCGCCGGGTATAGCCCAGCAGCCCCACCGCGATGTATTGCAGCCTGGGGAAATTTATGATTCGGTCGCCGTCAAAGTGCCGCTCGGGGACATCGTCAACCCAGATTCGCTCAGCATCGTCTTCATCGCCTGCAGCGCCTGACGGCCTGACCCGTTTTTTCCGTAAAACTCCATAAAGGCCTCTTCAACGCTTGCGGTCAAACCGCCTTGCAGGTCGGAGAACGAAATGAGTTTTTTGACAACCCCAAGGCTCGGAGCCTCGTTATCTCGGTGATGTTCTTCGTTGTCAAGCTCAACGCCCTCGCGGATCAGCAACCAAATGATATATGCCGCCTCTTCCGGGTCGTTCAGCTTTGCCACGATGGTGCTCAAGTCAGAGTAGTGCTCCTGAAGCTCCTTAACGTTCTGCAGGTCGAACAGTGCCGGGTACTTGCGGCCGCGCAACGTAATTTCCGCCATAACCTCACCCCTTGATGTTCAAGAATGTTTTCAGTGCAGCCAAGGCCTCTTCGTATCCATCGAACTCCTGCTTTTTCACAAAATTCCCTTCACTGTTGCACTCCGCAGATCCTGCAAGCTTGGTCGTGCTGTAACTTGTGCTCTTGGAGGCAGTGCTGAGGTTATCGTCCACGGGGTCAAAGCTCGCGCGGTAATAGCCCACCAGGCGATACGCAAGCTTGCGGTCAGGCTTTTTCAGCTTGCCAAGCGCGGCAACGCGCACAAGGGCAGGCGTATCGCCCTCTTTGCGCTCAAGCGTCTTTGTGCTCTCATCATAGTGGTGGCCGCACAGTTCCGCCTCATCTGCCAGACTCAGATAGCTGCGATCAATGCTCAGCTTCGCGCTGGGCGCGCCTGCATCGCGCTGCTCGCGGCGGTCGCCGGCCCACAGCTCGCTGCTGTCGCTGTCGTTTTCGCCGGCGTAGCTCACAACAGCGCGCGTGATCTTGCCATCGCCGAGGGTTTCCGTCTCAGACCCATCCGCGCTGGTCACCACAGTAATAGGGCAATAGCCATAGTAGGGAAGTCCGATATAAGCCATTATTATGCCTCTCTTTCATTCCAGTCGCATCCATCATCGGCTTCTGCCTCAACGTATGCAACAAAGTGTTTTGTGTCGTTATCGTAGCCGTACTCGGTCGAGCCGATAATAAACCCGGCATCTCTGAAAGCACAGCGCATTTTTCTGGCGCAGGGCTGCGGCAGATCTCTCGTATACCAAGCCGCGCGCACCTGCAAGTGCTGCTGTTCGTCCCGGTCACCGGCGTAGATTTCCGGCGCATCGTCCAAGACGCTCAGCACCACATAGCTGTCCGGCAGCGGATCCTCCTCATTTTTAACAAATGAGACATTGCTGCACACAGTTTCCAGCGCGGCCAAGGCCGCATCAATCATGGTCATAGCTTACCTCTCTGCCGCAAAACATCCTGCATCACAGTGCTAACAGCATCCTCGCAGCTGTTTGCGGCGCGGTTCAAAAACGGCTGCGCGGGCTCTTTGGCGGTGCCGTACTCTAGGGCCACAGCTTTCTGCATCTGTGCAACCTTGTTTGGGTAGTTGGGGCTGGATCCGTGCCCACTATCGTAGCCGCTAAAGCTCACATCCAACCCGTAGCCGCCCCTTTTACGCTTTTTAGGTTTCCCGGCACGGACACTGTCAGATAGATGCTTATTAGCGCGGCTGCTTTTGTGTTTTCCAACCTGCTGTTTCAGCGCATCCACCGCAATGGGGGCTGCGCTTTTCAACATTTCAGGCGCAATGGAGTCTAAATCGGCGAGCTTTGTCAGCTGCTCTGTGACTTCATCGCTCCACACAAGGTCCATCCTCACAGCGCCTCTCCTTTTGGTTGGGCCAGATCACTGACGGTCAGCTCAACCGTGCTGCCGGTTTCATAAGCCCGTTGGACGCTGTAGCGGTTCCCGTTCCACTCGATCACGCGCTCCCCGCTGTATTCATCAGCATGCAGCACAAATACTGCGGTCAGGGTCGTGCCGGCAGCTTCAGCGGCGAAAAACTCGGCCCACTTCACGCTGCGGCGCTCGCCGTATACAGTGCGCACTTGGGTGTAGTGGTGCTCCAGTACACCCTGCACCTTTTTCGGGGTGTCCCGCAAAAGGGTGATCTGTTCCGTCCAGTACATGGGCATCTCCTTACTAAAAAAGCACCGCCGGGCATAGGCACTCCGGCGGTGCATCACAGCACAGCGCTCATGCGTCGGGCCAGTCTGTGTAGTTGGTCGTCATTCGCAGCTGCGCCTTCTGCTCATCGTAGGAGGCTTTCAGCTTATCGTAGTCGCCGGTCGGCCAGAAGTTGGCGCGGCAGTAGGTGATGACGGCACGGCGGATCAGCGGGTCCTGCGTGTCCAAGTTGGACACACCGGCCTGTTTCAGGTCAGCCAGGGCCGCATCCACCAGGTCGCTCACTTCCTGCGTCAGCTCCTCCGGCATATCCGACCGGCGCAGCGCTACCGTCACTTTGGACAGCAGGTCGTTGTCAGCCATGGGTCACAGCCTCCTATCAAGCGCTGGCCGGGATAGTCAGCGCAACAAAGCCGCCGGGGACGACCACATCCGCGCCCATCTCCACATCACCGCGGATCGTGGACAGCAGCTTGTCAAAAGCGAAGTCGTCGGAGACGGCAATCTCGTAGTCACTGAACAGATCCAGCTTGAGGCAGCGCGGCACGCCGTAGAACATGGTGGGCTGTGCCTTGGCGGTCTGGGCCGTACCGGCACAGGCGGCCAGGTTCTTATTGAGGCAGTAGCGCACGCTCAGGCCGCCCTCCTTGATGATGCCGGTGTTGGGGTTGGCAGAATCCGGGGTGATCTCGTAGACGGCCTTTTTCTCGTTGGTACCGCGCACATCGCCAAAGGCAACCAGATCTTTCTTGTTCAGGAACAGAACGGCCTCGCCCTCAACGGCCTCATCGCCGCCGTAGTTTAGCGTCAGATCGCGCAGGGTTTTCTCGTTGATGGTGCCTTTCTTAGTGCTGTCCAGCGTGGCGTCAATGTTGTCCACGAGCTTGCTGGCTTTAAGCGCATCGGTCACAATGACGGATGCTTTCTTGCGCAAGCTGAGCAGGGCCTGGGCGCGGCACTTGGCGAAGTAGTTCACGGGGGTCTGCTTCTTGGCCTGCTTGCTGATCTGGCTGAGGACGGCCTCCGACTTGGGCGTGATGTCGATGTAGTCATAGGTGGCCTCTTTGGTGGTGGCAGCAGCACCCTCGGTCTGATCGGCGGCGGCGTCGGCATCCTGCTTGACGTAGGGGATGCGGTCGGTGGACATGCCGGAGCAGTCATCGACCCACACCATATCAATGATGCTGGAGACGCCAACGCCAACGCGGTCCTGAATCTCGGTATTGACCTCGGTGGGGGTTGCCAGCTTACCGCCGCTCACCAGGACGGCGCGGGTCTCCTCCACGCCCAGGACGGCGCGGCGGTTCTCTTTGAACTGCTGGGCGCGGGTCTGGGCATCGGGGTTGGCGGTGGGGTTGTCCTGGGGCGCACCGGCACCGTCCGCAACCTTGGCGGCAATGCCGAGGCGGCGCTGCTCGGTCTCATACTGCGCGATGCGCTGGCTGATCTCATCGGCCTCGGCCTCCAGGGCGTCCAGGTCGGCACCCTCGGCGTTGACCTCGGTGCGGATTTCAGCTGCGCGGGCGCGCAGCTCCGCAATGGTCATTTCACTGGTTTTCTTTTTCATGGTTCACACTCCCAAAAGTTTCAGTTTGATTTTTGTTGCGGTATCCGCCCTTTGCAGTCTCTCCGCTTTAATTCTCTCGATCTCTCCGTCAAGGAATTTTCGGGCGCTGATCGATGTAGCATCGTTGGCCGGTAGGCTCACGGCGCTCACATCGTACAGTTTCTTGATCTTGGTGATCGTGCGGTTCACGGTCACGGTGTTGTTTTCCAAATCGCGGGTGGTCTCACGCTTATCCTCGGCCACGGTAAAGCCAAACGACATCTTATCGGTGTAGCCGCCCTTGATTTCGGCAAACAGCTGCCGCCCAATCTCGGTGCCGCCCAGATCGGCAGTCACTTTCAGCCCGGCGCTGTCAGCGGCCAGGGCCAACGTGCCGTTTTTGGTGCGGGCAAAGACGCGGCCCTCATGGTCGTACTGCATGATGACGTCATCCATGTCGCAGTCATCAAAAGCGTGCGGGTCGATCTGCTCCATGATGCAGTAGGAGGTGCCGCTGTCGCCCCTGTACTCATACAGCAAATAGGGTTGGTTGAACGTACAGGCGTAGCCCTCCACTTCCTGCTTGGAGTCCGGCGCGGCGGGGTCAGCGGTTCGGACCTCCAGCCGCATGGCGCGGTATTCCCGGCCATTGTTCAACTTTTTCAACAATTTCTCATTACTTTCCACTGGTTAGGTCGTCTCCTTTCTTTGTCACGCTGCCATCGCTGCCCAGCAGGTAATACTCGCCGCGTATCGTGTACGCTTGCCCTTGGCCGTCCGGCAGGGGAGGCAGATTCCAGATTTCGCGTATCTCATCGCGGTTCATAATGCCGCGATCCGCCATCTGGGCCGATACGTTCAGTTTTTCGGTGTTGCTCATGTATTGCAGCCGGTTGGCTGTCGCTATCAGCAGCGTGCCGCCCGCGCGTTCGCGCTCGGTAAACAACATTTTTGTGGCGACATCGCTGAACTGGATGGAAAACGGCTCGATTTTACCCTCATAGAACGCGCTCCAGGCGTCGCCGTAGGCGCGGTTTTGCAGCACGTCCTCGTTGGTGCCGAAGTAATTGAACACATTGGTGTTGATGCGCTCCATCTCATCAGCGGCCACGACGTAGGGCTTGGCCTCCAGCTGTTTGATGTCCGTGTAGGTGTTGGGGAACAGCAGGATGCCGCCGCCCTCGCCTTGCAGGTTTTCCCGGCTGAATCGCTTACGCTCTTTTTTCAAATCCTCATCGCTGGAGAAGTTGTTCATCTTGGCGGCAAAGCGGAAGGTCGCGCCGTTTTTAACGGCCTCGGCAATGCCCTGGTTTTGCAGGTTTACCAGATCCATCGTGGGCGTCAGCGCGTGGTTGTTCTCGCCGAAAATATCGCTCTTGTACTGGAATTTTGTCATAATGCCGCACCGCGCCATTTCAATGGCGGCGGTCTGGCCGCTGCGGAATGTGTAGCGCAGCCAGGGCGCGGCCCCATACTGCACGATCTCGCAACCGGACGGAAGTACGGGGAACATGCCGACGGTCTCACCAAACTCATTGATGACCGGCACAATAAAGGCGGTGTTTTGCACCTCCAAGATCGTGCAAAGCCTGTACAGGAATTGCCCCCAGGTCTGCCACTCGTTTGGCCCCTGCCGGAGACGAGTCTGCAATTTCGGATTTGCCGGTCCCTGCACGGTGACGCTCAGCTTGCTGGCGTGGGTGGCCGTGGCGTGGATCGCGGCGCGCACGATCTCGCTCTCATACAGCTCACCGCCCCAAGTCAAGAAACTGGGCGTGTAGCCGTCCAGTGTCGTCCAGAATCCAGACGCGAGGCTCTTGGCGGCTATCTTCCCGAAAATTGATTGAAACAGTCCCATGCTCATCACCCCGCGTTCTTTAACTGGCCGCCGATCTCGGCGCACCATTTCTGCCGCACCGTCATCCCATCCATGAGCGCGGCGCAGCCGTCAATGTGGTCGGCGGCGCTCATCTTCACAAGTTTACATCTGCCGCTGTCGTTTTCGACTTTCAGCGCCGTGTTCAGCAGATGCACTTTTAACAGGTCGTTGTCCCCGATGTTGATAGTTCCGTCTTTCAGCAACCCCTCAACTTCTCGGATCACCGGCGTCAAGTTGAACCCCTGGAATACATCATCCATGTGAAATCCGTATTGCTTCATATCCTGTACAAGATACTGGGCCGTGTATCGGTCATATCCGACCTGCAAGGGATAGATTTTGTACTGCTCTATCAGTGTCCTGAACCAGTTGTAGCAATCGTGATAGTCCACAAAATTGTCACCGCTCAGTGTAAGGATGCCGCGCTGTACATACGCCGCATAGGGTAATCCGTCCCGCTCGGTAGCCTCTTGCAGCTTCTCGGCGGGGAGGAAGAAATGCGCCAGCACGTTCAGCCGGGCGCCTTTCTCAATAATCGCCACGCAGGCGGTCAAGTCGGTTGTGCGGCTCAAGTCGATGCCGCCAACGCAATAGCAATTTTTGAAGTTGGCCGGGTCGATGTGCGCACCGCAGGCCCGCTCCACAACATCGGAGGCCAGCCATGCAAGGCTGGAATTTTGCTTGATGTTGCAGTATTTTGTTAAAAACTCAGCCCGCTTAGACAGGCTACCCTCGGCAATGGCGATCTCTTCCAGCAGGTAGCTGACGCTGATACTCACGCCCAGATTCGGGTTTGCTTTCGCAAGCTCGTTGATATCGTTCCACTTGGCCGGGTCATCGATCATGTAGAGAAACGGCGCAAGGCGCGTCTCTTTGGAATCACCCAGCAAAAAGCGGGTGGCACGCTTTATCAGTTCATCATAAATGCCCTCATTCACATAGCCTGCCGTGCTGATTGCCAGTAGCATGGGTTGTGTGCGCGCGCCAAAACTCGACTTGATGACCTCGTAAAATTTCAGCCCCGCGTCGCCGGGCCAGCTGGCGACCTCATCGGCCACGCACAGGCTGACGTTGAGGCCGTCCGACTTTTTGGCGGAAAACGCCAGCGGCTTGGCGCTCGTGTTGCTGTTCGCGATGTAGATGTCTGTGCGCCGTTTCTTGCTAAGCAGGCTCAGCTCTGGGTCCTTGCTGAGCATCTGATAATAGGCGTCGTAGCACAGCCCCGCCTGCTCCAGCTTAGGCGCGGCAAAGTAGATGCGCCCGCCGTACTCACCGTCCAAAAAACTGCAATAGGCAGCAATGGCGGCGGCCAGCAGCGTCTTGCCGTTTTTCCGGGCGATAATAACAACGACCTCACGGAATTGGCGGTGGTTTGTGTCATCCACCACGCCAAACAGCACCGACAAAAGCGCCTTTTGCCATAGCTCCAGCACAATCAGCTGGGGAGCCAGCGCGCCCTCATGGTGTCGGCAGAAATTTTCCACAAAACGGATCGCTTTCTGCGCTTTTTTGGGGTCAAAGTGAAACAGCCCTTTTTCCAGACCGTCCACCACATACTTGTACCAGACCTTGACCCAGCGGCCCACGATGATGGTGCCGTCCGTGATTTTCTGGTAATACTCGTAAATGTAGTTATTCACGGGCCAGCTGCTCCAGTCTGCTCTCACGCTTTTCCGGGGGCAGCAGCTTGCCCAGGCGCTCGGTCACGGTGTTGTAGTTCTTGATGAGGCTGTTGTAGGCTTGCAGATCGGCGCTGGCTTTCTTGCCGTACTGATTCGCGCCATTCATGTACTCCTCGCTGCATCCGTCCGCATTGATGGATTTTTGCAAATCGTCGAGTGTAATTTTCATAAACGCCGCGTTCTGGATCAGCGGCTCCACAATCGCCATCTGATTTTTAGGCAGGTCGGCGTAGTGCGCCATGATCCTGTTGTACTCCTCTTGAATCAGCGTAGTTTTTGCTTTTCTCCCCACAACAACACCCCCTTTACACTCTTTTCAGTGCTTTTCCGAACTTTGGGGCCCGGTCTACCACACCTCCGCTCGTTTTTTCGACCGGGGGGAGGTCACCACCTCGACGTCACTCGCCCCGCCGGGTCCACACGGTATCTACGCCGCGCGCCGTGGCGCTTTGCGTGACAGTCGCGGCACAGCAGCCTCAGGTTGGACCATGACAGCGAGACCGCCGGATCGTTAATGTTGTCCGGCGTCAACTCTGTCATGTGGTGGACTATCTCACCGGGGCGATACAGCCCCTTAGCCAGACAATCCTCACACAATCCGCCCACGCTGGCGGCGTACCCATCGCGGCAGCGCTGCCACGCTTTGCTCTTGTAAAACGCTTTGGCAAACTCCCGCATACTGTTTGCGTGTCCACACTGGACACGCGCTGCACCTCCACCCGCCGGGGCGTAAAATTATCATAGATGCCCAGCGGTGCGAGACGGAGTTTCTTTTGTCTCGATGTAGGTGAGCCTCTCCCGCCCGCCGGGCATGACGGTCTATTGCCGTCCGTCATCTGCCAATTTATTGCTACGCCGGCAGCGGCGCACTGGTACTGCATGCAGGTCTTGCACCTTTGCCGCGCCGTAGCTTGCGGAACGCAGCGCCCTTGCCGTATTGACTGGTCAGGCCCAGTTTGCAGCTGGCTATGCAGTTTATATAATCCCGGCTACAGAGCAGTCTAACAGCCGGGGAACGCGCCGCCTCGGATGATCTGGCGCGATCCGCTTGACCCGCGGCGGTTCTGCTGAACTTACCCGCCAGCAGATACGGGGAAAAGGTTTGTCCCTTACGGACAGGCCCATTGCAGGACCATGGTGTTGCGCTCGACCTCATGCGGACAAGCGCAGCATATCAATGCCGGTCTTTCCCGGCTGCCAGCTGTGAAAGGGAAAGGAGAAAATACATGGCCAAGCTGCCGGAGTTGAACCGGCGGGCGTACCCGATCACCCGCGTCCCGCGCCTGGATACCAGAAAACAGCCGTCCCGATCGGGGCGACTGTTTCCCTCTAGGAGGTTTTCGCAAACATTGCATGCCGTGTGTCAAGCCCCATCACCCGGCAACCTGAGTGTATCACACCTGGGCGGAACTAAGCGGAACTAATTTTAAAATTTGCAAAATTCCTCTCCGGTGCAGCTTGCGCACATACCGCTCGCTCACCCGCATCCTTGCCGAAATCTGGCGATTGGTGCGTCCATCGATGTACCGCGCCTGCAGGACCTCGCGCTCCAGCGCGTCCGGGACCTTGCCAATGGCTCCCTCTATCTCCACCTGCGCGGCCTCACCGGCCGTCAGCTGGGCGGCCAGCTTCTCCCGCCGGGCATTGATGCTGGCAATGGCACTCTCAAGATTTGTCTCTGCCGTCCCCGCCGGGGCCTTGCGCAGGATCTCTGCATACTCGGCCCGCCGGGTCTCCTCGGCAAGTTTCTCCCGCAGGCGCGGTGCCGCATGCTTGGCTGCGCAGTAGCGGCCCATCCACGCAACGCACTCATCGTAGTTCATGTGTCCACCTCCGTGATCCTGTAATCCAACAACCGGCACCGCACGCCTTTAAACGTGATCTTCTCCATAGTCCACCTCCGGGACATCGAATGCCTTGATGCCGCGCGCCACGAGGTAGGCCTGCACCCAGATGTCACCGTCCCTCACATTCTGCGGGTTGCCGGCATTCTTCAGCCCGCCGTTGGGGTTGCGGAGTTCATCCACATAAGGCAGCACGACCTCTGTCAGCTTCTCTCTTGTCTTGTTGATCGTCTTTGCGCTTAGGCCGGACTGCTCCATCGCCACCAGCATCTCGTTCCATGCGCAGCTGACTACCGCATCGACCTGCAGCGCCAGCATTTCCTTGGCAACCTTCAGCGCCATCGTCCGCACATCGGACGGCAGGCCGCGCTTGCTCTGGTTGTACATGCACTTCACTTCTTCTCACTCCTCTTGATGTCCTCGGCAATGTAGTTCTCAATGCCCGCGCCGGTGCTGTACCAGCGCTTATACCAGTCAAGGGCATTGATGTCTCCGTCCCGGCCTGCGCGCTCACCGTTCGGCCCGAGGCGCACCGCGAAGCACTCACGGTATTGGAAGCCGTCCACATGGCCGGAAAAGCGCGTCAGATCATCCACGGCAATGATGAGCCGCCCGCCGTCTGCCATCTTCCGCTCACGGATCGTCAGGCCCAGGTCCTTCAGCCGCGTCACAAGCGGCCAGCTGTCGAACGCCTCCAGCTCCTGCCGGGCCAGCGCCTGCCACTTTCCTGCCTCTTCCTGCCGGGCACGCTCCTGATCACGCTTGCCCTTCACCTCGGCCTTGTACGCCGCCAGATCGTCCTTGTTGATGTACAGGCGCTTGGCAGCATCGAACAAATCTCGTGTAGTGAGTGAGCTTTCGGCAATAACCTCGTTTGTATCCGCCGGGTCCAGCATCCTCACGCGAAAGCTGTAATAACCAGCAGGCTCAATGCGCAGCAGCGCATCCGTCTCACTCTCGGTCAGATCCAGCGTCACCGGCTCCAGCTTTCGGGCATCCAGCCTGTTGTCAGCGTAGTTCCATTCGCTCTTGCGAACGTAATCGAGCTTCTTAAACTGGTCGGCCAGGCCGCACTCGACCAGATACTTGATGGCCGCCCGCCGGGCCATATCGGTGATGGGCGGCATACTGGCGTACTTGATTTTGGCGTATTCGACCTGCTGCACCTTGTAAAGCTTGCTGCACTCGTAGGCTCTTGTCATCGTGATCTCGCCGCGCTCAACCATCGCCAGAACCTCCGGCACGCAGTTGTTGGCAATGGCATTCAGCCGCCCCAGCGTGCCGGTGCCATCACCGGTGATGCGGCTCATCTCATCACGGATGCGGCCATCGAGCGCGCCTGCCGCCTTTTTGCGCTCAAGGGCCTGCTTGAGCGCCCGGTACTGGCGCAGCCGCTCACCGTCGGTCAGCTCGCGCGCCGTGGCGTTGGAGGTGATCAGCGCGATCAAGTCGTCATCCTCGCCCTGACTTTGGCGGATAGCACAGGGCAGCACCTCAAACCCGGCCACGCCCTCGGCAGTCAGTGCCCGGCAGGCCGTCCAGCGCCTGTGGCCGGCCAGCAGCATATACTTCCCGGCCCGGGCGGGCAGCACCTCCAGCGGGCTGCGAAGGCCCCGCTCGGCAATGTCCGCCTTGAGCATCGACACATCCCCGATCTCGTAGATGCTGTTCTCCGGGTTCGGCTCAATGTCTGCCGCCGGCAGCATGACGATCTGCATTTTCTGACCCGCCGGGGCGTTGGCTTTTGTGTTGCCCAGAATGTCGTTGATAGAAAATCCCTTGCTCATCGCTTAGCCCTCCTTTGTGTCCACATTGGACACGGCCTCATCGACCTCATCTGCCAGGCATCCGTAGTCCAGCGCTGCCGAGCAGTCCGGCTTGTACACCCGCAGCGGCTCGTGCGCGCTCTTGGCCTCGCTGACCTTGACCGTGTACCGGATGACGGTGTGCAGCATCTCAATGCCCGCCTCGTTGAGCTGGTGAACGACCTCGCCCGCGTACCGTGTGCGGCGGTACTTTGTCATCAGCGCACCCATCACCTTGAGGTGCGGGTTGTAGTACATCTGCACCTGCTCGATCTGGTCCATGATCTCCCGCATGCCATCGCAGGCCCACTCATCGCAGTCGACCGGGATGATCACCCAGTCCGCAGCCGTCAGCGCGTTGATGCTGCCCATGTCCAGATCCGGCGGGCAGTCCATCAGGCAGTAGTCGTAGCTATCGTCCAAAGTTTCCAGTGCATCCCGCAGATAATACTGCCGCGGTCCGCTGTCCATCAGGATCGTGCGGTTTGCCTTGAGCATCCGCATGTCGCAGGGGAGAAGGGCAACCGCAGGGATCGCCGTCTCCACAATGGCGTCCCTCACCATGGCCGCGCCCAGCAGCACAGACGCCACGCAGGGCCTGTCGTAGCCGGCCACGCCAAAGAACTTGCTCGTATTGCCCTGCTTATCAAGGTCCACCACCAGAACGCTCTTGCTCTTGGCGGCCAGCTCGGCGGCAAGGTTGCAGGTGGTGACAGATTTCCCGACGCCGCCCTTCAAGTTGATAATTGCAATGCTGATCATAGTAATCCTCCTGTTTTGTTTACCGCGGCCAGCTGATCTGGTCTGCGGGCTCGTATTCTTCCTTGGGCGCCGGCTGCCATTGGTGGTATTGGGGCTGCCACTCCATGGAAACAACGCCCGTGGGGCCTTCTCGGTTTTTCGCGTACATGATCGCCGTGGCGGTGCTGGCCTCCTCGCCGTGCAGTTCCCGGCTATCCTCGGGCTTGCGGTTCTCCACAAAGATCGCGCTGTTGGCGTCCTGCTCGATTGTGCCGGAGCCGCGCAGATCCTCCAGATTGCAGAATCTTCCCTCGTTGCCCTTGACGCCGCTGCGGCTGATCTGGCACAGCTCCACGATGACGATGTTCATCCGCATGGCTGCCACCTTGAGCCGCCGGGTGATCTCGCTGATGCGCTGGTACTCGGTCTGGCGGGGGTCGGTGGGGCTTAACAGTCCGATGTGGTCAATAAAGGCGATGTCCGGCTTGTGCTGGATCAGCTTTGCCTCCAGCCCATCAATCGTCAGGTTGCTGTCGGCGTCCAGCATCATGTTGTGGTGGCGGCGCAGGATGCCTGCCGTGTTGTCGATGATCTCCCGCTCACGCGGTGTCAGGGTCTTGTTGGTCAGCTTGCCGCTGTCGATGCGGCTGACCTTGGAGAGGATGCGATCCATCAGCGCCTCTGCCGTCTCCTCAAGCGTCAGGTAGTAGACGCGGTACTTTTTGCTCAGCCTGCTTGCCAGATTGATGCTGAAATCCGTCTTGCCGCAGCCGGGCCGGCCGGCCACCACGCAGGTGCGGCCGCGGTGGAATACACCGTACCGGTCAAGCTCCGGCCAACCCAGCTTCAGGCTGGTGTCCGGTTCATCCAGCTGGGCCAGTGCCGTTTCCAGCACGGCATCAAACTCCCGCGCGGTGGTGTCGGCCTGCGTGGTGCTGATGGCATCCTGCATCGCCAGCGTGCGGCGCAGCTGGCGGCAGACACTGTCGGCGTCCATTGCGTCCTTGGCCATGCACTTCATCAGATCTGCCTGCAGCAGCTCGTACCGGTAATCCTCCAGAATCTGCGCGGCATAGCTGCCGATGTTGGTAACGCTCGGGCATGTATCGGCCATCTGCACCAGCAGCGCCTTGCAGTCCCTGCCGGTCGCGGCCTGTGCGGCATTGGCGACCGTGATCACATCCACAGCCTGCCCGCCCAGCGAGAGCCGCTGCACCGCAGCAAAGACCTCCCGGCACCCGCCGGGGGCAAACATGGCCGCCACCATCCGGGACATGTAGGGCCGCGCGGCCTCGGGATCCATCAGCGCTGCCCCCAGAAACGCCCACTGGTTGGCGGTGCGCCTGTCCATTGTTTTCTCCATGTATAACCTCACAGAAAATCAGTGATGTCATCGTCCGGGCTGATCTCACGCGGGCGATCCTGCCCGTTGACCGGCTGCACCGCCGGGGCGCGGTCGGTGAAATCATCTTTCAAGGGGAAAAGCCCCTCCCAGCCGCGCAGGATGCTCTGCTCCAGCACGGCCGCCATGTACCCGCTGCGGTCACGCACGCCCGCCTCATCGGCCAGCTGGATGAGCTTGCTGCAGGCCAGCTTGGCGGCGTTGGCCGTCAGGGGGTGCTTGCCGGCCGCCCGGCTCTCAGCAAAGGAGAGCAGCGCAGCGGTCAGCCGCGCATCCCCGGGGAAGGCCTGCTGCAGGATTTCCGCGGCAGTCTCCCTCGCGCGCGTATTATTCTCTCTTGTATTATTATTCTTGTAATATTCTTGCGGACATTTTTGTCCGGGGGTATCGGACATTTTTGTCCGGGGGGTCCGGACATTTTTGTCCGGGCCGGACATTTCGTGCACATCAGCGGCAGCATTATCGCTCGGGATAATTCTCCGCTTTTGGCCCTCGCCTTGCTTTTCATACTCGATCGTGATGTATCCGTGCTTGGCCAGGTTGTTCAGCCACCGCCTGATCGTGCGCTCATCCACACCGTAGAGGTCTGAGAAATACCCGTTCCCGGCATGGCAGAACTTATTGACATTGGACAGCGCCGTGATCTCGCAGTACAGGATTTTCTCCTGCGCCTTGAGTCGGCTGTCGTACCGGACGCTGGCCGGTAGAACCGCGTAAAATGTGGGTGTTTCCATATTGTTCCGCTCCCTAAAAATGGCTGACCTTAATACAGGGGTGCGCCGCGCTCTTTTTTGGCGCATCCCTGTCAGGTCATTTTTCAGTTTTCAGCAGTCAGAACGGCAGGTCGCCGTCATCCTCGATCAGTGCGAAGTCATCGCCCGGCTGGCTGTAGGCCGGTGCGGCGGCAGGCTGGCCCGCCGGGGCAGGGGAGGGCTGGCCGGTGCTGTCGGCCTTGCTGCCGCAGAAGTTGATGTTATTGGCCACAACCTCCAGCACGGTGCGGCTGGTGCCGTCCCGGGCCGTGTAGCTGCTGCTCTGCAGGCGGCCGTCCACATTCACCATCTGGCCCTTGCTCAGGTACTTGTAGGCGAAGTCCGCCAGCCGCTCCCACGCGATGACATTGATCCAGTCCGTCTGGCTTTGGCCGTTGGCGTCCTTTCTCCCGCGGTCTACCGCCAGCGTAAAGCGCGCCACCTGCTTGCCCGTGTTGGTCTGCCGCAGCTCCGGGTCCCGGGCCAGGCGGCCCTGCAATGCACAGATATTCAGCATCA